GCGCCGCCAGATCGCGGACGCGCTTCATCAGTTCCAGCCGGCGTCCGAAAGTCATCCGGGTGATGACAAACTCAACACCCGGCATCTTTTCCGACGCGACGATTTTGTTGCTCTGCCAGACGTTCATATGCGGCTCCTTTTAATGCGCGTCGTCTAACCGAAGGCGATGACGATTTCGTTGTCCATCGTTCCCTGCGCCCGCGAATCTTCGAATTTCCATTGCAGAAGATTCTGCGAATCGTCGAACTCAGGAACAACAGGCACCGCGCTCGGCAGGTAAATCCCGAGGAGTTGCCCGCCCGCCTGCCCCAGTTGGAACATGACTTCCATGGGGGACCGCTGCCGCGCCGCCTGATAGAGCGAAAGCGTCGCGGAGTCATCCCCGCTGAACAGTTCGAACGACATCGAAACCTCGCGCTGTCCGGGCGCGATTCCCTGCGGCAGGCTCGAGCCAAATTCCTTCGCCCGCATATCGATGTTGTTCTTGATCTGCACCGAAGCCGACGAAAGAGTCAGGAACTGGTTCGGAATTACTCCCAGCCAAACCTCTCCCAGATTCCCCGGAACCGGCGAGTACGTGTAGGCCGAGACTGTCGGTTCCGGCGGAAAGGTCGTCGCAAATCCCTGGCCGGCGGTAAACGACGCGCTGTCCACAACGTCCTGCGCTGAGCCCTTGAACTCGAACTCGTGGAAATCGCCGTTGAGTTTAATGGTCGCCTGATCGATCGCGGCGCCCGTAATGACGCGCTGCACCGCTGTCGAAGGATCCCAGTAATCGAACAAGCTGACGCTGGGCAATGCCGACGTCAGACTGTAAGTCGCGGTGGGGCCGATTGGAACACCCGGCACCGGCGCCACGGAGAGCGGCGCATTCAGCACGATCGTCGTCGGGTCGGCCACTGCCGCAACGAAGCGGATTTCTCCTCCGGATACAATTGCCTGCCCGGGGATAAGTCCGTGAGGCGCTCCGAATACAATGCTCGATGTCGTGCCCGAGGCCGGCGTTCCGCCCGCCCACAGATTTCCCGCCGCACCCATGGCAGCCTGAAACAGCGGCCCGTGCGGCGGCAACGTTGTCTGATCCGCCCAGTCGCGCATGTACGTCTTCAGATCGAAACTCGTCTGAGTCCGCATGCCCTGGGGCAGACCCGCCCACGTGCGCGTGCCTGTCTTATCCTTTCGCTGGCTCTTGGCCAGCTGTACCTGAGCGGACATATTGACCGCCGGAATCCGGTTAGTCGCCGATATCGCGGCGATTTGCCCATATGCGCTTTCAATCGCGCAGTACCATCGATTTGCGTTTGATGAAATGTATGACATTTTATTTGCTCACCTGTATTTCGAATCCAACCTTCGCCCGCTGCAGAAAATTCTTCCCGCCCCGCGCGATAGGCTCATAGCCAACGTCGTAGCCGCCCGTATAAAAAGCTCCATTGCCCCAGTCGCCCCGCGAGTCGTCAAGCAGTGCGCACACCGCGTCCACACAGGCCTGCGTATTCGTCTCCAGAAGATCGAGACGATCCTGCGAATAGCGCACTTCGACCACAAGGTGCGCTTTCCCGGAAAATTGCCGGAATTTCTCCGTAAGCGAATTGGAAATCTTGTCGCAGTACACCAGCAGCGCCGGATACTGCGCATGCCCTGTCTTCTCGCTGATCTCGACACTCGCGTTCAGCGCGATAATCGATCGGATCCCCGCCGCCGTGATGCTGGAGTCGCTCTGTTCAATCGCGCCCAGCCGCACATTGACGCCGTCCACGGTCGACTGCAGCATCGCGACGACCGTATTCGTAAGTGTTCCGGTTGTTCCCGCCATTTTCGTTTAACCTCTCAGCAGCGTCCGGGCCAGCGGACGCATAAAATCCGGAGTCTGCCCCACGCCTGGCAAGCGGCCCGACGTAACAAACCCCGGTACATAAGTGAAGCTTCCGGATATCGGCAGCGCCACGTTGTTCTGCAGGTACATTGCGCTCAGCGACGATCCCGCGTAAACATTGAATCCGGTAACGTTGGCTGGCGCCGCCCCCGGCGCGCTCACCGTCATCAGATGGTCGTCGGCAATGGCGATCGAAGATGCCACCGACGCCGCGCCTTCCTTGCCGGCCGCATTCAACCAGGCAATGCTCGCGTAGAAAACGCCGCCCTGCTGCGGCCCCGCCACGCTGCCCAGTAATGGCGCCGGAGCCACGTGAACGGGGTCGTTCACGAGTCCCATCCCGCTGGCGAGGTATTTCTCGTACGTCGTTCGCGTCAGCTTCGCATATTCGTCCCACTTGGCCTGATAACGATCGGCCATTTGCGAAAAATACGCGTCGCGATAAAACAGCGAGAGAGACTGCATCGTCTCCCAGCGCTTCAACGTCAGCGTCACGACCACCTGCTCGATCCGCAGCACCGGCCGCCACACCAGATCCATCGACGGCCGCGGACGGTCCAGCCACAGTTGCAGATCCGTCGCAATCTCATCGTGCGCCAGCGCGATCTTCGTGGAAACGTTGATCCCGCAAGTCTGCGCCACATCCAGCAACCCGGAATCCTGGTTCGTAAGATCGTCTATTCCCGCGGCGGGTCCATCCACGAACAGTGCCATGGTCAGTTCCGCTCTCTCGGCTTCTTGAAGTCGCTCGCGGGAATCACCATCACCTGGAGCCGTCGTGCGGCCTCCTCCTGGTCGATTCGCTCCTTGGACTCGCGGTGCATCTCATAAAACTCCACCGCTTCTTCGTCCGTCGCCACGCGCGCTCTTCCTTCGGCAATCAGTCTGGCCGCGATGCCGCGCGTAACTTCGGTTCGCACGCCCGCCTTGCCACCTTCGGAAGTCTTCAGGCTGACCACGACAATGTGCTCGCCGGTCAGTGTTTCCTCGGTTTCCCGAATTCTCGTGTAATAAGACCGTAAATCCATGATTTCCTCTTTTTATCCGTGTAACGATGGGGAGGCGCGCGGCCGGAACCGCGCGCCTCCGGCGTTTGCGACTAGCTGTTCACCTGAACCGCGAAGTTGTTGCGCAGAACGGCGCAGCCGTAGAGCACGTCAACCGTGAACTGCTGCGAGAGCGTGTTCGGCTGATAGCTCATCGTGACGCGCATACCGAAGTTGCCCAGTTCGGCGTATTCGGCAATGGCGCCCGTGCCCGGCAGGGGCTGCGGCAGACGGCGAATCACCAGACCCAAAGCGTCCTTGCAGAACGCGATGTTGTGGGTATTCACCGGGGCCGAACCCGTCTTCTGCACATACTGCGAACGGAATACGAAGAAGTCTTTGATCTTCCCGATAGTCCCGTCCACCAGCGCGCGCAGACCCGCTTCCCCGCAGTTGTGAAACTCGCTGAACCGGGGAATCTGACGCATCGCTGAGTACGTGTTGCTGTCGACCACCAGATACTTCGGCTCGCTCGCGGGCACTCTGGCCTGGAACAACGAAGTCTCCGCCTGATCGAGAATGGCTTCGGTGATCGGCGTTCCCGCCGTACCGAGCGGTGTATTCGCCGTAAAGCCCGCATACAGGTTCATAAGATCGCTCTCGATCTTTTCGGCGATCGCGATGACCGCCGGCTGCATGTAGACCTTCAGCAGGTCCGGCACCGCCAGAACCTTGGTCACGTCCGGAATCTGGAAGGTCGCTTCAGCGTGCGTATTGAGCACTATCTGCGCATTTCCCAGGCTCGGATTCTGCGGCGTTACCGCGCCGCCCTCGGCGATGTTATTGGCCACAAGCTGCGGCGCGATCGGAATGTTTACCGTGTCGCCGGCCTGTGCCAGAGTCGGTTCGTAATCGCGGTTCACGAGGTTCCCCAGTACGAGGTTCCCCACAAGTGCCGGCAGCGCGTCCGCGGCTACCAGTTTCACGATCGCGTTCGCGACATTTGCTGACGTAATAGATGGCATTGTTATCCTTCTTCTCTCTTTCTTCGATTGCAAATAAAAAAGGGCCGTTTCCGGCCCCTTCCGTTGCTGCATCCCTACACCCGGCATCACCCTGTCGGGCAACCGCCGGCTTTCAAGAACTGATCCCGAGTCTGTTTAAAGAACAGCCCCGGGTACTAGACTCCGCGTAGAGTCTGGTTGGCGACCCGCAGTATCTCCTGCCGGACCCGCTCCAGATCTTCCTTGCTCATCGACGGGCTGATCTTGTCGATATCGATGGCGCCGTTGCTTGTCGTCGGCGCGGCTTTCTGGTAACCCGTCATCCCCGTTCCCCCCGAGATCCTCGCGGGCAGGAACTCCGGATTCTCCTGGACGAAGCCGGCCAGATAGTCGCCGACAGGCATATCGCCGTTGTCTCCGCGAGCTATCAGCCGGCCATCGTCCGTTCTCACGATGCCGTCCTGAACCGCTTTGTAGGCCAGATCCACTTTGACCACGCCCAGCTTCTGCAGCTCCGTCCGTATCGTCGAATTCCTCTGCGCTTCTTCCGCCATCGCGCGGCTGCGCTTGTTTTCTTCCACCAGTTCGTTCATGCGTTTCTCCAGCTGCTCACGCCGGCGCTTCTCTTCCTGCAGTTCCGTCTTATACGCAGGTTCGCGCCGGGCGCTGTCTTTCCGCATGTATTCGTCGATCGCCTGTTGTACGATCGTTTGTACGTCTATTGATTCTTCCAAACTGATCCTCCTTAATTGGTTCGCACTACTCAGCCACCGATCGGCGGCTGCTGGTTCCCGGCGGGAGTGCCTACAGGTTCCGCATCGATTTCGTCGGCGATGCGGTTCTTGATCTCCTGCCGGGCGTCGCTCAGGTACTTCAGCGCAACGCGCTTGAAGACCTGCTTTTTCAGCGTCGGTGAGTTGATTCCCAGGTTCAGGAGACTCTTGGCGTCGTTCGCTTCGGTACCGAAGTCCGTTATGTCGAATTCATCAAGTCCCGTCACGTCGATCGTCAACCCATCCTGCCGAGCTTCCGCGATTCGATTCATCACATTGCGCATCGAATCCTTCATAACGTTGCCGTAGGCCCCGAGAATCTCCTGCGTCACGCTGAAATCCCATTGTTTGCTGAGACCCGATTGCTGCTGTCCGGTGTTGTTCCCGGCCTGCTGCATCAGGTAGGACACTCTGTATATCTCGTCTTTCAGACGGTCCAGATTGTCCGCCGCGATCTGAAACACTCTGCCTTCAGGCTCGGTCCATCCGAATCTGTCCTGCGGCCCGAGCTGCACGTAATAGCTCTCTCCCGTCACCTGCGTGAATTCGCGGTCCGAATAAATCACCGGCGTCGCGAATAAGCCCATCGTCAGAGCCCATCCAAGCGCGTTCGACTTATTGAAGTGTTCCAGCTGTAACAACGCGGTCTTGTTGGTCAGCCATAACCCATCGCTGACCTTCACCTGAAAAACAGGCACCTTTCCGATACCTGCGAATCCATGCGGGCCTTCCTCGACGAGTTCGGTCTGACGAGGATTATCGCCTTCCCGCTGCTCATAGATCTGATATTTCGCCCGGTCGTAGTAAATCCAGCGCGTCTCCTTCTTCCAGCCGAAGGACTGGACGCTGTCCTGCTTGAG